CTGTGAAGAGAGGTAGGGCTTACGACCCACCTTATACTGAAGAAGATATGTTAACAAAAATGATGGAATGGGGAGAAGATTCAATATATTGGAGGACAGAATATGAATGTGATTTCGTTGAGTCGTCGTCTAATATCTTCAATTCGGAATTATTACGAGCAACTTTCAGACCCGGACTTAGATTTCACGAGTTCGGAACGAAAGTTGATAATTGTACTGTGGGGGTTGATATTGGCAAGTCCGTTAATTCAACTGTTATTAGTGTATTTGCTTGTGAAAAGTCAACTTCACAGAATGTTGCAAGACTTGTTTATTTGGAAGAAATCAGTCCAAGAACAGGTGGACATGATATACCATACCAACGAGAACGCATTATGGATGTTACTAGGGGCTTTGGTGCCGATAGGCTTATTATTGATGCGACGGGTATGGGTGGAGCGATTGAACAAGATATAAGATTGGCGTGTATAGAGAGTGGTATACAATTTATACCATTTATTTTTACAGGTGGAGCGAAAGGTACTAAAACCCAAGTCTACAGAGACATGGTGTCTTATTTACAAAAAAATCAAGTTGTGGTGCCAGACCCGAAAGATTTACCAGCAGACCAAGCAAAATTGGTAAACAAGTGGTATAGAGAGCACGTAGATTTAGAGTATACAATGGATGCTGCTAACAAAACAGAGAAAATAAGTGCTCCTAACGGTAAACATGACGATTATTGTGATAGTACAGCTATAGCGTTGCATGGAGCGTTGTCAATGTTGCCTATTTCAGGTAACTTTGCAGCAGTTTCAATGCCAACTAAAAGAAATACCCAGCAAAGTGGTGGTGGATGGACAGGACAGGGTGTATTTACATCAAGAAGAAGCCAAAGTTCATTAAATAAGCATTCGCCCGGAGGTATTTAAGTAGTTTTCGGCGAAAGCTTTATATACTCACCCCGTCTACTAGTAATTGATAGCCATGCCTCTACGTGATTATCTGCCTTTCGGCAGAAGAAGAGAATTCGCAACAGTAGGACAAAATCCACCATTTAGTGAGAACAGTCCACGTTCCTTTGGAGCCGGCGTTATTAAACGTATAAAGCTTCAAAATAACAGTGGAATGGGAGGTTACGGAGGCGGAGCAAACAAAGAGCCACAGATTGGGGATGCAAGAACGTACATGAATGTGTATCTTTCTGACCCTATAATCAGGACTCTGATTGATTTACCCTGCATATATGCGGCGAAGGACGGTTACGATATAGTAACTGATGATGACGCAGAGCGCGAGGCTATCACCGATTTTTTTGATGAAGTAAATATTGACCAGTTGATATACTCTTGGTTACGCAATGGTAGAATATTTGGAACTTCTTATCTCGAATACACTGGAGATAATTTAGTTCTAAGGTCATCTCAGAATATGTATATACAGAGAAATGAGAATGGTCAAGTCATGTATTATTATCAAGATGTGGGAGACGACAAAGAGAATGTTAGATTTGAAGAACAAGAAATCATTGCATATAGAAACAACCCTTTCGATGATTATGCTTACGGTCTTAGCGATATTCATCCAGTTTTATACTTGGTTGACCTCAAAGATTATGCAGAGCGGGATATCGGTGCTGCTCTTAATAAGTATGCCAGTAGCCGTTTTGATATATCTGCTGGTTTACCCGATATGCCTTATGGCCCAGACAAGATTAACGAAATTGTCGATGCGTTCAATTCATTAGAACCCGGCGAAGATATTATACATGGTAATGATATAACTATCAAAGAAATGCAAGGTACACAAAGGGCATTTGAATATGGTAAGTATACAGATGACATTTTAAAGAAAATACACATAGCTTTGAAAGTTCCTGTCACTATGTTTGACAAACCAGAACAAGCACGTGCTATTTTCGAACCTTACGTGAAACATTTACAAAGTGCAGTAGAAGCAGCTTTGAATTCACAACTGATGCCACAATTGGAAAGTGGTGCAGCTAAATTTTCATTCCGTCAAATCAATGTAGAGGATGCCTTTACAAAAGCTAAGACGGACATGATTTATCTATCTGAGGGTGTTTTGACACCCGGTGAAGCTAGATTAGAACGTGGTCTAGACCCAGAAGGTGTTGTAGAACAACAACCAACGGCTGAAAACGCCAACATTTCTGGCGGTAAAGACCAAGACAAGACAGAAGAATCTGTCCGTGTCGAAAACAGAAACCTAACAGGAGACAGAGAAGCATGAGCAAAAATACGTATGAAGAATGTTTACTTGACCTCGCCCCAAGACTTAAAAAGAAAGGTGTAGAGGAATATAGTGAAATGGCTGCTAAATTATGCAGAATGAGAGTGGACGAAGGTACTGTTAGAGAATTTGCAGTTCCAGAAGACCCAAGCGAAGACTCAAAACGTACATTTGCCCAAAAGCTAGACACACCTTTAAATATTGGTAAAGAAACTATAGACTATCCGGTCATAGCCATTACTTCAGGAGTACATGATGAAGATGGTGACCAAAAGGTTTATATAGAACCTTCAATATTAAAAGAGAATATAGAAGCTTTTAAAGAGCTTCCAGTTTACTTTAATCACCAGCGAACTGACGAAGATTTGATTGGCAAGGCTATCAATCCAGAGATAATCGAATTGGAAGATGGTAAAACTGGTATTAAAATGTTAGCTAAAATCCATAAGGATGCGGCTAAAACAAGTGAAGTGCTAGGAAAGTTAGAAAACGGCGATATGACACATGTCAGTATCGATTGGTTTTCAAAGGACGTTGACGTTCTTGGAGAGCCTTTTGCTACGAACATCCGTCCTATCGAGGT